GATGCTTTTAACCGGTCTAAATGGGTTGGGCTAACGCAAATAGATGTTGATTCTTGGGATTTACCAGACCGCCCAACTGTTTTTGAGTTTGCACAGTTTATTGAAACCAAAATCAAGGAGAAGAACACATGACCACAGAAGACATTATCAAAAAGGCACGTGAGGCAATGATGCAACTGTTCACCGACCCCGAGAACCAGCCGAGCCAGTTTGGCACGGTGACGGTTGAGTATATGCAGAGAGAGATTGAGGCAGAACGAGAGGCGTGTGCAAAGGTGTGTGATGACCTTGACACCGAATACGATGGCGAGGATGTGCTGGCGACTTGGTGTGCCAAAGCCATCCGTGCAAGAGGCAGTGCTTAAGCTACTACTGGCTTTGCTGATGTTGCCTGCAGCGGCATCGGCTGTGCCGTACTCTAAACAAGCTAAATGTCTGGCTGATAATCTGCATTACGAGGCACGTGGCGAAAGTCTGGCTGGCATCAGAGCAGTAGCATCAGTGGTCTTAAACAGGGTCGCTAGCAAGCGCTGGCCAGATTCAATCTGCAAAGTTGTGTATCAAAGCAAGCAGTTCAGTTGGGCCAACGATTACAGGGCGCGAAATCCAATGCTGTTGGCATACACACAGAAGGTGCAGCGGGTTGTGGCCAGGGCAATCGCAGGTAGGTTGAAGGACAACACACGAAAGTCAACGCACTACCATACCCTGGCCGTTTACCCCAGGTGGGCGGGCAGACTTGAGATGACAGAGGTCATTGGTTTTCATGTTTTTTATAAATATCCGAGGAGAAAGAAATGAATTGCCCTTTATGCAAAGCCTGGTCAACTGTCTTAGAGACTCGCACCCGGCAAGACAACACCAGGCGCAGAACACTGGAGTGTGGGAACCTGCACAAGTTCACAACTGTAGAGAGGGTTGAGGCTGCCGAGCACGGCGGGGCTAGATTCAAAATGGAGAAACTAAGTGGCAAAAAGAATAACAATTGAGGTCAACCAGGACATTGACAAAATCCGAGACTTTATTCAACAGAGAACGGGAGTGCGTATGACATACGTGCAGTTGTTTGATCACTTGATCCATTTCTATGTGCAGCACGCGGCTGAACCCAGGACTAAGTGGGCACCGCTTTTTAAGCAGGAGAAAACCACATGACATTAGAAGCCCAACTAGCTGGCACCGACAAGACGGTGCGCAGAGTAATGGATGCCAGCGCGGCACCAATACACATTGAAATCCCATCTATGCCAGACCCATTTTCGAAACACTTAGACATGGCGGCACTGTTTGACCTCAGCGCTTACGAATGGGGTAAGTTTTTTGGCGCGGTACTGCTGTGCAGCTTTGTCGCGGGCATGGCGTACTCGGGGGCCATTCTTGGCCTCGACATTGCAAGAGGCAATCTAGAGATTGTCCTGGTTGACAACAAGCAGGCCGCGCTGTGAAGCGCGCGGTGGGTAAAGCCCTGTACTACTCAATGCTCCCAATTGTGGGGCTGGGCATGGTCGCCTACTTTGTTGTGGCCGCGTTGATGCTTGGATGGGAGAAGGCAGATGAGCACATCGGCAACTGGAACAAGTGATCTCGCGTGTGCAGCCTGCGGCCAGGTTCACAAGGGAGCCAAGCTGGTCACGTTGCCAGACGGCTCTCAGGTCAGCAACTACAGCGAGGCCTGGCGCGCACACACCGAAGCGAAGTGGGTGCTGGAGAAGCTGCCTCTGGTGGTCAACCGACGACGCAAGAGCACGCCTCAGATTTCCAGGCGCGACTACATCATGGGCGTTGAGCACCGCCGGGGCAAGCACGCAGCAGACAATCTCAAGAGAGGAGTGCGGGCTCTATGGTTGGTAAGCAAATGAACGCACCAGCTGAAGTGATCCAGTTTGAGCTGCCCAAGCGGCCCAAGATCGAGCAGAAGGACGCGCCGCCAGACCGTCGCACGGTCGCTGTGGTCCCAATTAGGGCTGTGTTTGATAAGCAGCTGACTCACGGTGGGCTGCAGGCTTTGGCCGCGCTGTGCAGCTACTGCAACAAGGCAGGCGTCACATGGGTGGGCCAGACCAGGCTATCGTCCGAGCTGGGCATCAGCCAGCAGGCGCTGGCCAAGCAGTACAAGCAGCTTAAGGAGTTAGGTTACTTGGAGGTCATGCGCAGGGGTTTCAGAGGTAAGCGTACAGATACCCTACGGGTTATCTACGACCCAAGCATCACAGGCGAGGAGGCCATCACGCTGACCAACGGGCCAAAAGAAGACACCAGGCCACCGGCCATTAGAGACGAGCAAGAGAGAGCCGCCAGGGCCGCAAACGAGCAGCCAGACACCGAGGGCCAAGCTCGCATTGCTAGGCTGGTCAGGAACGCGCTCGTGTCGAGCAGAGTTAGTCAACCAAAGGAGTACAACATGCCAAAGACAGAGACAAGGTTAGTGCGAGAGATGAAAGCAAAGATGAAAAAGCCAGCTGTGGATAAGCCGGGTATAACTAAGGAACACATTAACAACCATGAGGTTGTAAAAGAGCCTCCATTAACAACTTTGAGTATACAAAATCACAACCTGGAGGTTGTACCGAACTACAAGAACATAGATACTTATAGACAGTTAAGCACAACCGAAATAAAAAGATTAAAAGAAAACGGAATGAAAGACAGTGAAATTGCACAAGCGTACGAAACACTCGAGGAGCTGTTCAAGGCCGAGGGGTTGACGCCAAGCGCACGCGTGATGGCAGACAGCATCCTGCAACTGCACCGGGATGCCAAACCATGAATGCCTCTAGGACGCGTCAGGAGGCCGCACACGCAACGATCGTAGGCAATGGTATGCAACCATACCAACCTAATGCTGCAATCGCTTGTAAAGCCTGTAGTCGGTTGGTGTACAGAACCCAAACGCTCATATGGGATTTGGACACCGATACCCGGCAGGCGAAAGCCTGGCAATATCCTAGCGCCAAGGGGCTGAACCGTACTATTGTGGACGATGCGCGCCCAGCAGCTGGCCGGGTGTCGCCCCTGTATAAAAAAACACCCTTCCCCTCCCCCCCCTGCCCGTAGCGTAGGGGGGACCTCGCTCAATTTTTCCCCAACATTTCGTTGGATTTGTAGACTAGCCCAAAGGAGAAAACTATGGCTTATGAGATGAGACCAGGCAGCGGCTCGCTGTTTAAGAATGATAAAAAGACTACGGACAACCACCCGAACCTTAAAGGCAAGATCATGTTGCCCGGCGGTGAGGTGCGTTGGGTATCGGCTTGGACCAAGGTGACCAGCTCTGGCGAAAAGTGGATTAGCCTATCTGTTGGTGATTTGGTGGTTCAAGCTGGCCGCAGCAACCAGCCGAGCTCGTACAACGAGCCCAGGTCAGCCCCGATTACTCCGGCGGCTCCCGATCTTGACGACGACATCCCTTTTTAAGGAGACACAGAGATGAGAAACCTAATTGCTTTTATTTTAGTTTTGGCGGCTAATACGTCGGTGTTTGCTGCTTGCAGTACTCACACCTACAACGTCAACGGTAAATACATATCCTGTACAACTTGCTGCTATTACGGCAACTGCAACACCAACTGCTATTGATGGCAACGAAGAGAACGCCCCGACAAATTCCCAGTGTGGCAGGCTGGGGTGGGACGCGCTCGATTGAGCGTCGTCTGGAGCGCTCGGCGACGCTGGCTGGCAACCGAGAGGCTGTCAGCTATGCGCTGCTTTGCATGGCTAACACGAAGATCACAGACATAATGACTTGGGGCGAGGACGGCAACGTCAAGGTAAAGCCCAGCAATCAGATACCGGAGCACGCCTTGACGTCGATCAAGAGCATTAAGGTGCGGGTTGACCGGGACGGGAACAGCACGCTGGACCTGGAGCTGTACGACAAGGTGGGGGTGCTGCGCATCTTGGCCAAAGCGAGCGGTTTGCTGGACACGCCGGAGGAGTCGGACAAGCCGTCTGTGATTGGCATTAACGTACACGCGCCGGATACCTCAAGCGGGCGCGGCGATGTGATCGATATTGGCCCTGAAGACAAAGAAAGTAGCTAATGACCAAGACTAAAGAGCAGAGTCAAAGAGAAATACCATCTGAGGGTTTAAACCTGGACTTCAGGTCTAGCCCCGTGGTGTACGATTACTTTCAATCTGATGCGTTTGTGCAGGGCTTGATGGGCCCGGTGGGTTCTGGCAAGTCTTACGCTTGCGCGGCCAAGATTATGAAGAAGGCGGTGGAGCAAAAGCCATCCCCCGTGGACGGCATCCGATACACCAGGTGGGCAATTGTGCGGAACAGCTACCCTATGCTGAAGACCACGACGATTAAGACCTGGTTGGACCTGTTCCCCGAGGCCACGTTTGGGCCGATGATGTGGACACCACCCATTACGCACCATATTCGGTTGCCCGCCAGGGGCGACGCGTCTGGCATCGACTGCGAGGTGATCTTTTTGGCCCTTGATCAGCCTAAAGATGTGCGCAAGCTGCTGTCTTTGGAGCTGACCGGTGCCTGGGTCAACGAGGCGCGCGAGTTGCCCAAGGCGGTGATCGATGGGTTGACCCACCGGGTTGGCCGATACCCGACTAAGCGGGACGGCGGCGCTACTTGGCACGGCATTTGGATGGACAGCAACCCGATGGACGACGACCACTGGTGGCACCGGATGGCGGAGAAAGAGAAGATGACCGGCAAGTACGCCTGGAAGTTTTGGAAGCAGCCCGGTGGCATAGTGTCGGTAGACGTTGACGATCTACCGGAGATGCCGGAGGCCAACGACCACATCTTTTCGGCTGGCAAGTGGTGGAAGATTAACCCCAAAGCGGAGAATCTGGGCAACCTGCCTCCTGGTTACTACCCACAGATGCTGCTAGGGAAAACCCTAGACTGGATACGCTGCTACGCCAAGGGCGAATACACCTACGTCCAAGAGGGGAGGTCTGTCTGGCCGGAATATGACGACTCGATTATGTCCGGCGACACTATTGTCGACCCTACTGTCGCCATTCAGATCGGTCTTGACTTTGGTCTGACGCCTGCGGCCACCATCGGCCAGCGGCTGCCCTCCGGCCAGTGGGTCATCCACGCTGAAATCGTGACCACCGACATGGGTCTAGAGCGTTTTGGCACACAATTACTAACAGAGTTAAACACCCGCTACCCGAATCACCAGGTATACGTCTGGGGTGACCCGGCTGGCCAGGCCAGAGACGCTATCTACGAGGTGACTGCGTTTGAGTTCTTGCGAACTCTGGGTCTCCGGGCGCAACCTACCGCGTCAAACGATTTTAAGGTCCGGCGTGAGGCTGCGGCTGCCCCGATGTCTAGGCTAATCAACGGCAAGCCTGGGTTGATGATTAACCGTGAGTGCAAACTACTGCGTAAAGCGCTGGGCGGCGGATATCACTTTAAGCGCATTGCGGTTGGGGCTGGGCAAGAGCGGTTTCGAGACGCGCCAAACAAGAACGAGCACTCACACATCGGAGATTCGTACGGATATCTAATGCTAGGCGGCGGTGAGTACAACCGCATGACTAAAACCCCACAGCTTGGCGGGCGTCAGCCACTGCAGACTATGGCAAATACTGACTTTGATATATTCGGGTGATATCAAACAGATATCCGCTTGTTTACTTCCAATAATTTACTAATAAAATCACACAAAATGGCAGCGACTTATTCTGTGGAAACCATTGAGCAATGCGTGGCAGAGATGGGCAAGATGTGGTCTTTGCATTGGCAAGAGATCGCGCGGGATAAAGAGGACGTTCTTCTTGACCCAAGCGTTGACCGCTATGTTGATCTTGAGCAGCAAGGTAGCTTGCAAATTGTTGCGGCCCGGCACGACGGTGTTTTGATTGGGTACCATGTAACGATTGTTAGAGAGCACTTGCACTACAAGAGTAGTTTGAGTGGTTACGTTGATTTGTACTTTATTCACCCGGACTACAGAAGAGGCCGCATTGCGTTAAATATGTTTAAGTACGCTGAAGAAATGCTGCGCAAGCGTGGGTGCCAGAGAATGTTTACCGGCGTGCCAGTGTGCAAAGACATTAGTAATTTATTTAATCACATGGGTCACCAGGAAACTGAGCGGGTCCACACCAAGTATTTAGGAGTTTAAAATGGGTGCAGCACTACCATACATTGCAGCGACGGCAGCTGTTGTCAGTGTTTCTGAGTCCATAAAAACTCGCAAGCAAGCGGCGGCATCTGCGGACACCGCTCGATCTGAAGCGGCTGCGGCCAGAACACAAGCCGCCGCCGACGCGCAAAAAGCGCGCGATACAGCGACAGAGACTGCTCGTTTAGCGCGTGAGGCATCTATGACTCAAGCAGAGAAAAACAGAACGGCATCAGCCGATCAGTCGAAGCTCTTAAGAGATCAGACGGCGGCGACTTCTCAGGCAGCCGCCGAAGCCGAGATGCAGCGTCTGTCAGAGCAAAAGTCTAACAACTCCGCGAGTCTATTGGCCCAGCAAACTGCGTCGGCAAACGAGCTGCAGCAAATGCAGTTATCAGCCGCCGAGCAAAGAGCTTTGATGACCAACCTCTCTACGCAGCAAGCGCAAGCTGCGGAGACGGCAAAAGCGCAGCTCGCACAACAGCAAGAGCAATATGCAGAGCAAAAAACATTGATGCTAGAGCAGCAAGCCGCCCAAGCAAAAGTGCTTGAGGAAGAGCGCCGCACAACTGCGCAGCGTGAGTCGGCGAGACTTACGGCGTCGCGTCGGTCTGGTCGCCGATCTTTGTTGTCAGAGGCCCGCTTAAACCCAGAGGCTGGGTTAGTGCCGGGTTATGGTGACGTTACACGAAGCATCTAATGACCGAACAAGAACTCGCTAATTATGAGGCCCGTATTGCGGAGCAAGAGGCCGCAGATGTGGCCTCGGCTAGAGATGAGCAGCTAAGATTAGACAAGCTGTACACCGATACCCAGGCCCAAGCCGAAAATGAATTTATCGCCGAGCAGGCGCGCTTAGACAAAGAATTGCAAAGCGAGATCGATAGGTCAAACGCCGAGCTTCTCGCTACACAGACCAGGCAGTCGGCAGAGTTTGAGAGTGCTAGGTCTTCAATTGCCGCAACAATGGCCGAGCAGCAGCGCCAAGCGCAGGCGGCACAAGCGCAATACCAAGCCGACCAGGCCTCGTTAAAAGAACAAATGGCCGGCCAAGAGCGCGCGTTTGCCGTGCAACAAGCCGCCTTTCAGACTCAAATAAAAGAAACCGAAGCTCTCCAGGTCGCGTCTACCGAAGCGTTTACAAGTGAGATGAGTGGCTTTAAACGAGAGGCTGCCGAGCGCGTGTCATCAAGAACACGCGCGGTGAAGTCCGCAACATCAAGATCAATCATGGGTATTAGCGATACATTAGACCAAGGCGTACAAGGCCTTGGTGAATCAATTAGTTTGGGCGGTATCCCAGGAGCCCTTGGCGGCGCAACAAAATTAGGTGGAATGTAATGGAATACTCTAAAGAAACCACAGGCGGCAAACGGTTATCGCCCGACGACATCATTAAGCGTCAGAAAACCGCCCAGACAAAGAAGGATGAGTTCCAGCAAATCTACCAGGACGCGTATGAGTTTGCGCTTCCGCAGCGCCAGCTATATGGCGTTTGGGAGGGTGGAAGCACTGGATCAAAGAAGATGCAGAGGGTCTTTGACTCTACGGCGATTAACTCTACCCAGCGATTTGCCAACCGTTTGCAATCTGCTGTCTTCCCTCCACAGCGCCAATGGTGCAAGCTCGAGCCTGGTATGGATATACCCGTTGAGCGCAGGGCTCAAGCTAACTCGATACTGGACCTTTACAACGACAAAATGTTTGCTGTGCTCCGGCAGTCTAACTTTGACATTGCAATGGGTGAGTTCTTGCTCGACCTTGCTGTCGGCACCGCTTGCATGATGGTGCAGCCTGGCGATGACGTAAGTCCTATTAACTTTATTCCCGTGCCGTTGTTCTTGGTTACATACGAAGAGGGGGCCAATGGCCAGGTAGACAATGTCTACCGCAAGATCAGAATGAAGGGCGAGACTATCGAGCGACAGTGGCCAGATGCAAAGTTGTCTGCTGAAATAAGCCGCCGTATTGAGCAGAAGCCAGAAAACGACGTTGAGCTGCTTGAGGCTACAATTTACGACCACCAGCGTGGCGACTACTGCTACCACGTTATTGACAATGTGTCTAAAGAAGAGATCGTCTACCGACGCCAGACATACAGCCCGTGGGTTATTAGCCGCTACATGAAAGTGGCCGGAGAAATCTATGGTCGCGGTCCGCTAATGACAGCGCTTCCAGACATTAAAACCCTAAACAAAACAATTGAGCTGTTGCTTAAAAACGCTAGTTTGGCTGTTGCTGGTGTCTACACCGCAGCCGATGACGGGGTCTTGAATCCAAACACCGTAAGGATTGTACCCGGAGCGATTATCCCAGTAGCCCGCAACGGTGGGCCACAAGGCCCTGCGCTGCAAGCGCTTCCGCGCTCTGGAGATTTCAACATCACGCAATTGGTAATCAATGATATGCGCGCGTCGGTAAAACGATACCTGCTTGATGAATCGTTGCCGCCAGAGAATATGAGCGCTCGCTCTGCTACAGAGATTATCGAGCGCATGAAAGAGCTCTCTCAAAACCTGGGCTCCGCCTTTGGCCGTTTGATCAATGAGACAATGATTCCGCTGGTGTCTAAGATTCTCCAGGTTATGGACGAGCGTGGAACAATTGATCTGCCATTGCAGGTCAACGGGTTGGAGGTCAAAGTCTCCGCCGTATCACCCCTAGCAAACGCCCAGGCGATGGACGAGATCAACGCCGCGATTCAATTCTCTCAGCTAGTTAAGGAGCTTGGACCGGAAGGCGCCACCGCTGTTAAGTACGGCGAAATGATCGACTACCTGGGAGACAAGCTAGGCGTTCCGCAGTCACTGCGCAATGACCCAGCCGAGCGTGCATTTATGATCCAGCAACAGCAAGATCAGCAGGCCTTGGCCATGCAAGCGCAGATGGCTATGCAGCAATCTGGACAGGCTATGCCACCACCACCTGGGGTCGCATAATGGCTGGCTGGGATGACTTAGAGGAGCCGGAGGCCCCAGTTAACCATGATGTTAGCCAACAACGCGAAGACACAGCCAGACTATGCCTACGCGTATTTGGCGGCGGCGACGGCAAGAAGATTCTTGAGTGGCTGCATAGCGTCTATGTAGATGTGCCAATCGCCGTGCCAGGCACAGACCCGTCTCACGCATTTTTTGCTGAAGGGCAAAGAAACGTGATTCGTGATATCGAGGCGCGGATTAACCAAGCAAGGAAGATATGAGCGACACAAACGACCAACCCGTAGAAAGCGGCCTATTGGACAACGTGACCGTTAAAGACGAAAACACACAAGCCCAAGACAGCCCCCAAAAGTCTGAGATCACCCATCAAGCGGCAGACAATACAGAGCCCGGGAAAATACCAGGCGCTCCAGTTGACCGTCCAGAGTGGATGCCAGAAAATTTCTGGAACGCCGAGGACGGCCAAGCCAACTATGAGGGCATGGCCAAGAGCTGGGCCGATATGCGCAAGATGGTGAGCCAGGGCGCACACAAAGCGCCGCCCGATGGCAAATACGACACGAGTGTTTTTAAAACAGAGAACATTGGGGAGGACCCGCTGGCGTCCGCTTACCTTGGCTGGGCGCAAAAGTACGGCGTCAGCCAGGCCGCCTTTAACGAGATGGCCTCTCAATTCCAAGACATATCACAGCAAATGGCGCCCCCTCCAATGGACGCCGCCGCCGAGATGAAGAAGTTGGGGCCTAACGCCCAGGCTGTTGTTAACAGCATGGCGGACTGGGGTCGGAGCTTTGTCAACAAAGGCGTGTGGTCGAACGAAGATTTCGAAGAGTACAAGATTATGGGTGGGACCGCCAAGGGGTTAAATGCCCTGCAGAAAATGCGCTCTGCCTATGAGGGCCGGATTCCGACGCAGTCTATCCCGGTAGATGGGGCTCCAAGTAAAGATGAGCTTTACGAGATGGTGGGGGACCCCAGGTACCAGACCGATAAGGCATACCGATCAAAGGTCGAAAAAGCATTTGCTCAATTCGCAAACTAAAACAGGGAAGGCGACTCCAATGAGAGAACTACCAGTGCGTAATATGCGTAAGGCAAAAAATAAGAAACCGCCTAAAAAGTAATTTCTCCTAGCGAAGCTCTGCAGGCTTTGCTTTTCCCCGTTTCGGCGGGGCTTTTTTTACCCTATTGTGATTTATTCAAATTAGATTACAATTATTTACAAGGCCTACCGCGCAAGCGACCCTGACCGCAGTGAGATGCTGACGATTGGCTACCGTAAGTAGCAAGCAATCGGCCCAGTTTACTGGCTCACCGGCGCGATAATCCTGATCAACAACCGAATGAGGTAAACAAAATGAGCGTGTCTTTATCAAACGCCTTTGTAACACTGTTCGACGCAGAGGTTAAGCAAGCCTACCAAGGCAAAGCCCAATTGGTGGGTGCTGTCCGCGCGCGTCGTGGTGTCGAAGGTTCAACTGTTAAGTTCCCAAAAGTGGGCCGTGGCGTAGCTACTCCCCGTATTGCACAAACTGATGTAACACCACTTAACGTCGGCTTCTCGCAAGTCACGTTGACATTGACAGACTGGAACGCCGCTGAATACAGCGACATCTTCAGCCAAGCCAAAGTCAACTTTGACGAGCGTCAAGAGCTGGTTCAAGTAGTCGCTACCGCAATGGGCCGTCGTCAAGATCAAATGATCCTAGACGCACTCGCTGCATCTGGCACATCGTTGACCGTGGCTAACAGTATCGGTGGCTCTGCTACCAATATGAACGTTGCCAAGCTCCGTGAGTCCAAGCGACTAATGGATGCTTCAAACGTACCCATGGACAATCGTCACATTATCTTGCACGCAAATGGCTTGGCCTCTTTGTTGTCTGAGACTGCTGTAACTTCTTCTGACTTCAACTCTGTAAAAGCGTTGGTTCAGGGTGAAGTCAACACATTCTTGGGCTTCCAGTTCCACACCATCGGCGACCGCACAGAGGGTGGCTTGGCAATCGACGGTTCTAGCGACCGTACTTGCTTTGCTTTCCACCGTGACGCCATTGGCTACGGCGAAGGCCTCGGTATGCGTACCGAGATTAACTACATTGCAGAGAAGACCAGCTGGTTGGTTAACGAAGTGTTTAGTGCCGGGGCAGTAGCCATCGACGCTGAAGGTGTCGTTTCCATTACCTGCCGCGAATCTTAATCTTTAAGGAGCAAAGAATCATGGCTTTTTCAACTACTGGATTAACATCTGTAGCGGCATCAAAGCGCGGTAACGCGCCGAGTATTTACGCATACAAGACTGCTGACGCAATGGCTGATGTGAACACAGCGGGTTACTTCAATTACCTGTCTGACACATTGGAAGTCGGCGACTTGATCTACTGCGTAACCAGCACTGGCTCTACTGCAGTGGCTACATTGGCCTACGTCTTATCTAACGCATCTGGCGTTGTGGACGTATCCGATGGCACTGTGTTGGCCAACACCGACACCGACTAATTTTTAGTCGAGTGAACAGGGCGGCCTCTAGTTTTCTAGGGCTGCCCTTTCTTGCATAAGAGGTTTATATGGCTTCAGGTGACACTGGCGTAACTGTTTGTTCCGACGCTTTGCTCATGCTCGGAGCAAAAGCAATTAGCAGCTTTAACGAGGGGACCGACGAATCTAGTATTTGCGACCGGCTTTACCCCGATGTTCGAGACTCTTCCCTGGTAATGTACCCGTGGAGCTTCAACACAAAAAAAGTGCAGCTGGCCCAGTTATTAACCGCGCCAACATCTGTTTGGAAGTACGCATACCAGCTGCCAGGCGACAAGCTCGCCAACCCTCGAGCTGTTTATAACAGTAGCTCAGTAGGGGCCCCGGTCCAAAAAGAGTGGGAAATTCAGGGCGACCAGCTACTGACTAACTTAACAGCTGTTTATATAGACTATCAATATGGCATTGCAGAGTTTGCGATGCCTCAATACTTTATCCAATTTTTAAAGTACATGGTTGCTTGGCACGTTGCCGAGCCGATTACCGAACAGCGCGAGAAGGCCATATACTGGCAGCAAATTGCGGTAGGCGTGACTGCCCAAAATGGTCGGGGAGGATATTTCCGAACAGCAGCAAACATTGATGGCCAAAGCCAGCCGTCTCGCGTAATTGAAGATTACAGCTTAATTGCTGTACGGGGTTAAGATGCCGCGTTTTGTAGATATTCAAACCAACTTTAGCGCTGGTGAGCTTGACCCTCTTTTGCGCGCTAGGGTCGATTTATCGCAATACAACAACGCCTTAGCCAAAGCCACTAACGTAGTCATCCAGCCCCAGGGCGGGCTGCGTCGCCGTCCCGGTTTAAAGTATATCGGCACGCTACCAAACAGCGGCGCAGAAAGCGCTGGCAACGGTATGCGTTTGGTGCCGTTTGAGTTCTCTGTCGCAGACAGTTATATGCTGTGTTTTACACACAACCGGATGCACGTTTTTAAAGACGGAGTTCAGATTACAGACATCAACGGGACCGGCAACCCATACTTAGTTACATCGGTTACGTCGGCCATGGTTGATGATATGTGCTGGACCCAGTCCGCAGACACAATGATTATTGTGCATCCAGACCTGGCACCGGTTAAGCTCGTGCGCGGCGCTACAGATGCAAGCTGGACAGTTACAAATTTAACTTTTGACAGTATCCCTAAATACCCGTTTAACCTAGAAGTTATAGAGCCCACCGCAGCCATAACTCCGTCGGCGGTTAGCGGTAATATAACCTTGACGGCGTCTGCGTACACATCAGACACGGGTAACATCCAGGCCGCCACAACTACATCGGTCACTCTCAAGGCCGCTGCTAATTCAACTACTAATATTTTTAAGGGCCTGTATGTGCATATGACGTCGGGCGCACAGTCTGACAAGTCTCGCAAAATAACAGCCTACAACGGCACAACAAAAGTGGCTACTGTGTTTCCGGCTTGGGACACCGCGCCTGTGTCTCCCGACTCATACAGGATTGTGCCGTTTGCGCTGGAAAGTGTTAACCAGTACATCAACGCCTCCCCGCAGGGCCGGGCAAGAATTCTAGAGTTTGTAAGCGACACCGAAGTGCGGGTTATTACTGAGTATCCATTTTTTGATACTACTGCTAGGACTGTTGGCAACTGGTCTATTGAAAGTCAGTACGAAAATGTGTGGTCATCAGAGAGAGGCTGGCCGCGCACTGTTGTATTCCATGAGGGCCGCTTGTATTTTGGCGGGTCTAAGGCTCGCCCATCTACGATCTGGGGCAGCAAGATTGGCATTTTCTACGACTTCGTGCCGACCGAATCTTTGGACGACGACGCCGTCGAAGCGACGCTAGACACCAGTCAGCTCAACATTATTGTTGACATGATCTCTGGTCGAGACTTGCAGGTGTTTACTACCGGCGGTGAGTTCTATGTGCCGCAGTCCGGCACCGACCCTATTACGCCATTGGCTCTTAACTTTAAGAACGTTTCCCGGAATGGCAGCAAGCTGGGCACACGGGTTCAGTCACTTGAAAGCGGTACCGTCTACATTCAGCGCGAAGGGAAATCACTTAATGAGTTCTTGTTCTCAGACTCTCAGCTGACATACGTCACGCAGCGAATATCTTTGATGGCTGGGCACTTGCTTAAGTCCCCTACCAGAATGGCTCTGCGACGCGCAACCAGTACGGATGAAGGCGACTTGCTGTTGATGAATAACGACGACGACGGCAGCATGGCCGTGTTCTCTGTCATGCGCAGTCAGCAAATAACAGCCCCAAGCGAGTTTATTACAGATGGCAGTTTTCTGGATGTGCAGGTTGATGTGACAGAAATTTACGCCGTAGTCAAACGAACCTTTGACGAAATCGATTCTTACTTTGTTGAGCTCTTTAACTACGACCTACACACAGACTGCGGATTTGTCGGTGGAGTAGCAAGTGGCGCAACCAGTCTGCCGCAAGAAGGCGCGTCATTAAACGTTATTTGCGACGGCGTTCCGCAGAACAATGAGACAGTCAGCGGCGGGGCCGTTACATTTGACAGGCCAAGCACTGTCAGCTACGAAGTTGGCTTACCGTTCAATGTCTACGTTAAGACCATGCCCGTTGAGATGCAGCTGCAAAGCGGCACGCGCATGGGTTTTAAGAAGCGAGTGGTTGAGATCAACGCAATAGTCAATGACACGCAGCACTTGCAAATCAACTCTAACGAGCTGCCATTTCGTAAGTTTGGCAGCAACATTTTGAATGAGCCCGTTCCGTCGTTCACCGGTATTAAGCGCGTGAACGGAGTGCTCGGATATAGCCGCGAGCAATTTGTTGAAATCAGCCAGGTTCTGCCTCTTAAAATGACGTTGCTTGGGTTGGAATACAAAGTCGCTGTGAGCGGCGGGAGGTAACACAATGGCTACTGCAACTAATAACTTCACGTGGACCGGGGCGCTTAATGCAGTTAAAACGGTAGGGGACGCTATTGGTCAGGTCGGCTCCGCAATTACGTCTGGCATTAACGCAACGTCTAGCATAACCGGGCTGCTGTACGCAGACGCCGCAGCATCACGCCAAGAGGCCGCCGCTTATTATGAGCAGGGACTGTATCAAGTCCAGGCCGCCGACACGTTGCGTCTTGCCCAGATTCGTGCTGATCAAGACCGCAAATACGCGTCGATCCAAGCCGGTCGGAAATTGCAGGCGGCGCAGCAAACCACGCTGAACTATGTCATGGCTGGCAACGGGATACTGCGCGATCTTGAGCGCACAAACGCGTCGGCTCGCGCAAGGGCTGCCGCAAGTGGCGTGGTGTACAACGAGGGTTCTGCCAGGGCTGTGCAAGTGGCTAATGTCGGGGCTGCGTATAGAGACATTGGCGTCTCTGATTTGAACGCTTTGACCGCGCACATTCTCGGCTTTGAGGACGCCTCAGCTATGTTGCTTGCTGGCATGGAGCAGGCCGATGTGACGATAAACGTTGCAGAGACGTCTGCAAAACAGCTTGAGCTGGCTGGTGACTTTGCTGTCAAAGGTGGGCGCACTATGGCCGGTGTTACAAGGCAAGAGGGGCTGCTCAATTTTGCCAAGACGTACACAAATCCATTTGCTTGAAAGTATAAAAAATGGCAACATTACCAAGAATGGAATCAGGGCGTATGCAGGCGATTGGCATCTCCGGCGCTGTCACGCCAAACGTGCAGGCTCAGGCTCCTAGCTACACCGGGATACAGCGCGCTGTCTCAGCAAACCAGCAGATGGCTCAGACACTAGACCGGTTAAGCGGCTCGCTGTTTAATACTGCCGGTGTTTATGCTGAAGAGCAGGCAACCAGGTTTGCAGCCGAGAACCCAATTACAAACGTTCAGCTTCAAGCGGCTGTGAATGGCGACCTTAAGCCGCTTGATTTAAATACTGGCGGCGGCGGTGCTATTTATCAAAGGGCTATGGAGAAGGCTAGGGCGTTCCAGCTTTCTAGCACGTTTGAAGTCGAGGCTAGGTCGCAGTTGACAAAAATGCTTGTGGCCTTGGAGTCCGGCGACGAAAGCGTAACAACGGCTAATTTCCAAGCTGCGATTACTTCTTTGTCTGACGGGTTTAGTAAAGTAGTTGGCACTCAGTCACCAGAGGCGGCGATGAAGCTGCGCGCTAGTATTGCGACGACCGGCAACACCGTCTTGCAAAAAGCCGCCGAGTTTGAGTTAAAGCGCGACAAGGAGCGCAATGAAATAGCGCTGCGGATAGACTTCTCAAACACAGAGAGAATCTTGGAGGCGACAATCTCTCAAGGGTTTTGGGTTGATGGCGACGGCCAAAGGCAAAGCATTGAGACTATTATTACGGCGGAGCGCAAGAATATGGCCATCAAGGCCCTTACTCTTGCGAATGGGCAGTTGGCCAAAGAGTACGCCGACCGATTTGAGACAGCTGTGCGCACTGCAAAAATAAACGTGTTGACTAAGTTTATTGTTAATGACGAAGCTATGATGGCCGACCCAGACCTGGCTCTCAAAAGACTACGTGACGGCGACTTAGGCAAAATGTCAGAGGTAGCGCAAATACTTGGGGCGACTGATTACGCGGCGATCAAAGCAATATCTGCAAACGTGATGACCGAGGTCAACGGCCTCTACACATTGAGCCAACGCAAAGCTGAAGCGCAAAAAGACGCGGACGTCATATCGTTTGTTAACTTGTACACGCAAGCCATAGCGATGCCGGTAACTGACGGGCGCAGGCCAGATCTTGTTTTGCAGATGAATGAGATCGCCAAGAAAAACCCAGATGCGGTACCCATTGGCGTTCTTAAAGATTTGAACGAGCCCGACAAAGACGGCAACTCAATGATTGAGTTTAATGCGCTGGCAATGATATACAACGGGCAAATCACAACGCCAGAACAACTGAGCCGCGTGCCAGGTCTGTCCGGTAAACAGTCTGTTAGTTTGCTTAAAGCGCTTGTATCTCAAGACAAAGCAAACGACAGAAAGTTAAACGCCGGGTTAGCTAGGTTAGCTGGGATATCGACTATACCTGGAGTAGCCGTTTCACTAGACCCCAAAGGCGCTCAGTTTAAACAACTTGGCGTTTTAAGGGCCCGAGCCGCCAGCTTGCAAGCGCAAGCGGATGCCGACGGAAAGTTTATATCGGCAGAAAGTATTTTGCTTTCGCTTGAAAAAGAAGTGGGCGACGCAAGAAACACCGAGGCGGTTAGAGGGGCCCAGGCTAGGATAGATAATTACCAAAAGCAAGATTGGATTAACGGGCCAATTACTAGAGACAGCCTGCCAGCACTTACGCTTAAAGCCAAGGGCAACAAGACCCGCGAAAACATTTTGCGAGAAATTATTCGGCAGCTCAATATTGTAGAGGGGGTAACCCAGTAATGGCAACAAGCGCAATCGAACAGGCGTACCTTAAACGGCTAACTGACTTTGAGTTCCCAGCCCCCACAATGGAGCAGATGTCTATGGAGCCGGAGGCGGTGCCTGGCGCTGGCGAGGGCCCTGGGCCGCTCTCGGCGGAGGCCGCGACCCGCTTTGGCCAAGACGTGGCCCGTATGGGCAAGGGCGCGGTCACCGGCACTGTTGGCGGGTTTGGTGATATTGAAATGATTGGCCGTGGCGTGGCGTCAATCTTCACGCGAGGTGGAGATCAATCAAAAGCCGAGGCGTTTTTGGCAGGCATGAAAGACCAAACAATTTTGTGGACTACAGAAAGTGTAAACGCCTGGCTAAACAGCAACGTGCCAATGCCAAGTTTTATGCAAGGCGAGGCCACATCGCCGCAGCAGATGGGCGAGTTTGTAAGCCTTGGCGGTTTGGCTAAAGGCGCGTTACGTGGCGGCAAGGCCCTACTAAGCGCAACCGGGAAGCAGTTGGACCGCGCGATTATGGAGGGCACCGGCCCATTAGCCGGTGTGGTACCTGACGCGCTAAAGCCAATGTATGTAATTAACCCTGCCGAATTCTCTCCTATACAAGAGTTAACGCAAGCTGTCGACGTTATTAAAGCCGACCCTGTATTGAGCGTTTACACATCTCAGGCAGAGCGCGCCCCATCTGTTGCGCTGCGCTTAACTAAACCAGAGATTACCGGGAGCGGCAGCAAGGGCATACTTACTGTTGGTGACGTCGGGGTTGTGTTAGAGAAATCTCAACTAGCCATGAATAACGGCCAGCCACTAAACCCATCCAATCCTGGCGACTTAGTAAAAATGGTTGACTCGGCCAGCGCAGAAGCTGAATACCAATTGTCGCAGCCAATTAGTGGCGCTACTTGGTACGAAGATGACGTCGTAGACGCATTTACTTTGGGGGCAAAGATTGTCCCCGAGCTGGCGACAGATGAGTCCTTGCGCGTGTTGACCACCGTCTTTGCCGCCTCCACTAGTTACAACAAACGGGCTGGCGAGAACTGGTCAGTGGCCATGCGTCTTACTGAAGGCCTAATGCGAGACGGCAAGATTTACTCTCGCAACCCAGAAAACGGCAAGTTGTGGGGCGGCACTACCGGCCCTATTATGGAACAGCAGCTCAAGCTACATGAGTACATGATTGGCCGCATGGGCTTAGACGATTACGCTGAATGGTTGCTGACGCCTCACACAGTTAAAGAGATCACTCAAATGAAAGCCGACTCTGGCTTGTACAAAACCCCTAGCATTCCAGGCAAGGCCGGTGACATGAAAATGGGCGCGTTTTTAATCGGCGAAAAAGGTGGCGCGTTCTTCTTAAACCTAAACGGCATCAAAGAAACAACAGCTGACAAATGGTTTACTAGAACATATAATCGTCATACAGGCACATTAACCAGTGGGCCGGTTAGCGAGCAAGGTCTTGTTGACGCTCCTCGCAACGAGTCTGAGCGTTCATTAATGAAGGTTTGGAATCGCTCCGTTGCCGACAACATGAAGTTAGACGAGCAGGCTAACCAGGCCGTTCTTTGGTACTACGAGCAAAGCCTTTATTTTAACATGGGCATTAAGTCCGCCAGATCGGAGAGCTTTTCAGATGGAGCAAAAAACCTACTTAACGCCAGAGGCATCGAGTTTACAGATGCCGACTTTGCTGCAGCTAGAGGCAGCCGCAATGAAGTTAAAGCTACAGCAAAACAAGCAAGCCTTGCAGGACCAGGGGATACAGTCGGCGTCGGACAAGCTGCGCCAAATGATGCAGCCGCAGCCTCCCCAACAGTAACTAAAGCGAAACGTGCGCCCCGGACTAAGGTTCAATAATGGCTATTCAACAATCACCGCTTGATCAGCGCCTTGCCGGGATTCTTCCAGAGCAGTCGCCTGCACCAATGGTCGGTCCTTTAGACCTGCAGCCGATGCCAGCGGAAGGCGTCGCAGAGATGCCGGACGCAGACACGACGTTGCCTGGCACTCCCAACATGGACGAGGGTGTTCAGGTTGCTGGCCTTGGGTCTGCTGTTAACAAGATTATCCGTAGCCAGATTACTAAAGGCTCGTCAAAGGTCGAGCGCAATGTCATTGCTGGCAAAGTGCCAGAGGGCGAGCTTGGCGAAGCCGGTAAGGCTGGGCCATATACGGTTATCCCAGAAGCGGACCAGACTCTTACAGACCAAACAACCGAGGCGATTAGTCGTCGCCAAAAGCAGGGCGCGCTAGTCGGTAAGCCGGGCGGGTCGCCAGACGAGCCGTTTAACCTGTCTATGTATCAGACTCAGGATGCCGCCGCGGTGGTCGCCGGGGTCGCCGATGCGCTTGGCATCCAGACAAAGGTGGTGACCTTTGCTGAAATCAAGGCCAAAGCCGCAGCTGGTGGAATCGATGAATCGTTTTTGACACGCCTGGTAGACAACACTGGCCAGACAATGGGCAACGCGTCTGACACTTACAAGGCTCTTGAGGTTTTGGAGTCTAGCGCTAAAGAGCTGGACCGCCTGTTTAAGATGGTCAATGAGGGCTTGGCCACAGACGTTGATAAGCTCAAGCTCCGCCAGCAAATAGCGCTGCACGGCATGATCCAAAAGGGCGTCAAAGGGATGCAGTCTGAGACTGCCCGGGCCCTGGCTGTATTCCGCATTCCCCGCGAAGGTAGCACCGATGTTATTCGCCAAGTTCTGGACCAGTACGGCGGCGACAGGTCTCTGCAAGACTTGGCTAAAAGCTATCTGTCTCTTGACAGCCGGGCCGCCAAAAACGGAATTGTCGAGAAGTCGATGTTCTCTAGCGTCAAGGATATTTGGTTCACCACTTACATCAACGGGTTGCTATCTGGCCCAACAACGCACGCGAAGAACATTGTGGGCAACACGCTGTTTGGCGCGTTCCAGATTCCAGAGCGCTTAATTGGCGCTTTCTATAGCAACGTTCTACCAAAAGGCGTGCGCAGCTGGAAAGCGTTAACGCCTGGGTCCGCTGACGAAAAAATCGCATACGACGAAGCGCTGACAATGGTCATGTCTTTGCAACAGGGCTGGGCTGATGGCTTGCACCTTGGCGCACGGGCGTGGAAGACCGGCGCACCAAGCGACGCATTAAGCAAAGTTGAAGTCCAGCGAGGGCTGCAAGAGTCGACCGGCGAAACGCTCCAGCGCATTAGCGGTTATGGCCAAGAGACCTGGCAGGGTAAAGCGCTAGATTTCTACGGCACAGCCATTAACGTGCCTGGCCGGGCATTGATGACTCAAGATGAGTTTTTTAAAGGCGTGCTCTACCGCATGGAAATCAACACCCTGGTTAGCCGCCGGGCTAAGACTATCTACCGGGACGCCATCGAGTCGGGTATGACCGAGGTTGATGCGGCGGCTAAGATGTCTGTTGAGGTCAAGGCGTTACTAGCTGACCCCCCAGCAGACCTGGACGAAGCAGCAATGCTGTTTGCTCAACGTGGCACGTTCACCGCCGAGCTTCCAGAGGGACTGGCAAACCTGCAGAAAACATTTAATCATCCAATGCTTAAAGTGCTGGTGCCGTTCTTTAAGACGCCAGCAAACATCGGGTTAGAGGTTTTAGAGCGAACGCCGTTTGCGCCGCTTTCGGCAAGGTATCGTGGTGAGATTGCCAAGGGCGGCATCTACCGAGACATGGCTCTGGCTAAAGTTACATTGAGCACAGCGCTGATGGCCACGTTTTCTGGCTACGCAGCAGAGGGCCGCATTAGTGGCTCTGGGCCGTCTCGCCGCGCCGAGCGTGACGCGTTGGAGCGCACGGGCTGGAGGCCTTACTCGATTAAGGTTGGCGATGAGTGGATATCCTACTCGGGAATGGAGCCCGTCTCTGCGCTGTTGGCGATCGCTGCGGACTACACAGAGTACGCCATGAGGTCCGACGACGACGACGAAATCGCCCAAGTTTTTCTAGGCGCGGCTATGGGCCTGGCTGAGTTTATGAAAGAGCAGCCATACTTGCAGGGCGTGTCTGATATTGCTGGATTTATGCAGGCGGCGGAGGGCGAAAAGAGCAAGGCGTTTCTTAACAACTTGACTAAACAGTACGGCAGCTTTGTAATCGGCGGATCACCAGCTGGCGTTTACAGCTCTATGGTCGGGACAATCAACAGGTATTACGATCCGACAATTAAAGACGTCAAGGCCAGTCCAGATTTACCGATGGGTGTGCGTGGCTTTATGGAGGGGTTTAACCGCTACCGCAGCCGCTTGCCTGGTTACAATGAAAACCTACCAGAGAGACTTAACCTGTGGGGCGAGGTCCTTATGAGTGGCCAGGGTAAAGGATACGAGATGGTGCTGCCAACCAGAGTAAGCCCTCAGCAATTTAGCGAAGTAGACGACGAGTTGGTCCGCATGGGCTCGCCGATTGGTATGCCCAGCAGGAAGCTGTCGGGAGTTGAGCTTGATGCTAACCAGTACAACCAGCTAATTACCATCTACAGTCAGGAGCTTGATGCTAAACAGCTAATCTTAGACAAGATTAGAGCGCCTGGAATGGAAAGCCTATCGCTTGAAGGGCGGCAGCAGCAAGTGCAGCAAACGCACTCTAAGCTAATGACTGCGGCCCAGCAAATACTAAAGTCGCGGGACTTGGACTTGCAGGAAAAGATTTTAGAGTTTGAGACCAACCGTGAGGTTCAAGGCCTCTACTACAAATAGCCAGACAGCTGTACAATTTTATGAGCGAGGATTAAACCATGAGCGTCCCAATTAACAACGTACCACGACGGGTAGTCTATGCGGCGTCCGGCACGGGCCCGTATGCTTTTACGTTTGAGATACTAGCGAACACTGACATCGCAGTGTACAAGGACGACACGCTCTTAACCCTGACGACAGATTACTCAGTCACTATTGCGGACAACGGCACCGGGTCAATCAGCCTGGTCACATCCCCAGTTGGCGCCACTCAAATTGCGATCGTAGGCAATCGGACAATTGAGCGAACCAGTGACTTTGTGACCGGCGGAGATTTTTTTGCTAACACAGTTAATGATGAGCTGGACCAGCAAACCATCTTTGCGCAGCAGAACGCCGAGGGCCTGGCCAGGTCACTGCAAGCGCCCCAGACAGACCCCACATCGATCAACATGGTTTTGCCTAGAGCAACAGATCGAGCGAACAAGTACCTGGCGTTTGATGCCAGCGGTAACCCACTGCCTGGTGCAACGGCTGTAGAGATCACCGAGATTTCTGCTATCGCCGACGAGATTGTGATTGTTTCCGCCATTGCCGCAAACGTTACAACGGTGGCCGGTGTCTCCGCAAACGTGACGACGGTGGCTGGCATCAGCTCCGCCGTGTCGGGCGTGTCGGCAATTAGCTCTGCGGTTTCTGCTGTAAACAGTAACGCAACAAACATAAACACGGTGGCTACCGACCTGGCGGGTAGCGACACAGTCGGCACTGTGGCTGGCATCGCGGCAAACGTTACGACGGTTGCGGGAATCTCGACTGACGTTACAGCTGTAGCGGGAGACGCCACTGATATTGGGACCGTAGCCACTGACTTGGCCGGTAGCAATACTATCGGAGCTGTCGCTGCGATTGCCGCCAATGTAGCCACTGTTGCTGGTATCGCAACTGATGTTACAGCGGTTGCCGGTGTAGACGCTGACGACCTGGCCGCTGTTGCCGGGGTTGCCGCTGACGTAACGGCTGTGGCGGGAATCTCCGCTGACGTTGTCGCTGTAGAAAACATTGCGGCAAACGTTACGACAGTCGCCGGTATCGCCGCCAACGTTACTGCGGTAGCAGGAATTAGCGCGGCGGTGACTGGCGTCAACACCATATCTTCAGCGGTGTCAGCTGTTAATAGCAACGCTACCAACGTCAACACTGTAGCGGGCATCAGCGCCAACGTCACCACTGTCGCAGGCATCAGCGCCAACATAGGTACTGTCGCGGGCATCAGCGCTAACGTAACAACGGTTGCTGGAATTTCTTCAGCGATCTCGACGGCGGCCACAAACGTGGCAGACATTACCAACTTTGCTGACGTCTACATCGGACCATCTGCCTCCGATCCAACGACCAGGGCTGACAGCTCGGCATTGCAAGCAGGCGATTTGTATTTCGATACTAGCGCCGACGCTATGAAAGTTTATACTGGCAGTGCCTGGACCGCAGCATATATCTCAGCAGAGGGTTATATGGTTGCGGCCAATAATTTGTCTGACCTGACAAATGCTATAACCGCTAGGACAAACCTGGGCTTGGGCACTGCGGCGACGACTGCAAGCGGCGACTACGCCACGGCCGCGCAAGGTGCGCTTGCTGATTCAGCATTGCAATCTGCTGACATTGGTACAACAGTACAAGCCTACGATGCTACCCTTCTTAACGATGCTGACATCGGCTCAACGGTTCAAGCCTACGATGCCACTATCTTAGTGGACGCTGACATCGGCACAACAGTTGCATCCACAGCGGCTAACACTTTCACCGACAAGCAGACAATGACTGCGGTGAAAATCACTACAGGTGCTGGGGTGGGGTATCAGCTTATCTCAGACGCGGCAGGCGACGGTACGTGGGAAGCTCCAGCATCATCAGTCGCATCAGTAGTCCGTTCAGCTAGAACTTCAAACACAATCCTTGCTGGTGCAGACCAAGGTACGCTGATTGACATTACCAGCGGCACATTCAGCCAAACCTTCACCGCTGCTGCAACACTTGCTTCTGGTTGGTGGTTGTATATCCGCAACTCAGGTACTGGTGATATTACACTTGACCCGGATGGCGCTGAGACGATTGACGGCTTGACCAGCTACATTATGTACCCTAATGAGGTTCGGCTAGTGCAATGTGACGGTACGGGCTTGCAATCGATTGTACTAAATGCATTTTATCGGGCGTTTACTACTAGCGGTACGTTTACGAAGCCACCCGGATACACGCAGTTTATGATTGACGCATTCGGCGCTGGTGGAGGTGGCGGCAGTGGTCGGAAAATGGGCTCCGGCACTAATCAGTCTGGCGGCGCAAGTGGTGGTGGTGGGAGCTACATTTCACGCCTTTTACTAGCGTCTGAAATTTCTTTGTCTGAAGTTGTCACCGTGGGCGCTGGTGGAACTGGTGCGGCGGGTGGGAATGACCCTACTACACCGGGAGTTAGTGGTGGCACTGGCGGAACTACAACCTTTGGCTCTCTTGTAACAGCCTACTCTGGCGTTGGTGGCGGCGGCGGTCAATTAAGTGCTTCTGCGACTGGTGGGCTAGGGGGTGGTGTTATTTTAACAACGAATTCTTCTAGCACTAAGGCAGAGCTTAGCAACGGTGGCGCTGGTGGACAAATCAACTATGCCAATGCGAATGGTTATGTAGGATACGGTTCGTTTGTTAGTGGCGCAGCAGGTGGCGGCGGCGGGGGACGACCTACCGATCGAAGCGGAGGCGCTGGTGGCTCTAAAATAAATCAAGGCGGTGGCGGTAGCGGAGGCGCTGTGGGAACAGGGACAACACCGGGGACTAATGGTGGTGATGGCCTAAGTTTTAGGTTTGGCGGAGGTGGAGGCGGTTCTGCATATCAAGCATCGGCGGGAAACGGCGGGGCGGGTGGAGTTAACGGAGGCGGTGGAGGTGGCGGTTGCTGCTATGGCTACTATATTACAGAAGCCTACTCTGGCAGTGGCGGCGCTGGTGGCCGTGGTGAAGTAAGAATACAGGGGATCGCATGAACGCACATCAACTAGATGCTAACGGCAGCATCATAAACACTATTGTAGTAAATTCGCTGGATGTTTTTCCGAACTTGATAGACGCATCCATTGGGGGGGTAATTGGCGATGTATGGACGGGCGCGGTAATTGTTAAAAATTTTCGTAATTTGGAAACAGAAAAAGCTGAGCTTATTGCACGAGTTAAGTCCGAAGCGGGTGAAGTTACTCAACAAGTTCTACAAGGTTTAGTTAGTGAGTATGAGCTTGCAGAACAGGAAGCATCCGAATACAAAGCATCTGGCTATTTAAACACACCAATACCGGGCAGTGTGCAATCTGAAGTTAACTCAAAAGCGGCTAAGGGTGTGATTATTACTGCTGCTGTAGCTTGCGACACAATTTTGGCGGCGGCGACAGCTTGGCGAATTGCTCAAGCCGAACTACGAAATAACAGGTTAACAGTGTCAAGCGCTGTTGAAATAGCTAAAGATACGATTGCATTAAACGTAATTAAAGAAAAACACGACACTTTTATGACAGCGCTTAAAATACAGTTGGGCATATTGAAAAATGACTCTAGCTCAACAAATTCTACTGCGGCGACTATGCCAACGACTGTTATATGAGCAGCCCATCCATAGTACTAGGCTGTGTTGCTAATCTGTTTAGCCGACAAATGCATTTTCAGGAGGCGGGAGATATAGAGCATGGCCATGTGCATAGCTTTGACCACTTGACGCTGTTGGCCTCTGGTTCTTTACGCATTACTGTGGACGGATTGGCAACAGAGTTTAAAGCCCCACACATGATTTACATAAAAGCTGAAAAGAATCACGAACTGGTGGCGCTACAAGACAACACAGTTGCATATTGCATTCACGCTTTGCGGGATGGGAACGGGGTAGACGACATACTTGACCCAGAAATGGTCCCAAATGGAGTTTCTTCTATTGACTTTGCATTGCCTGTAATAGAATGAAATTCTTCTTTAAAAACCCAAACCACCTAAGCCGGAGTAATAAATGGAACGCAACGTGGACTTTGCACACACTCGAATTGACGACTTAGAAAAAGAGATCGTAGCGATTAAGACTGAAGTTCGCATTCAGTTCAAAGACCTATTCGGGCGGGTGAAGCGCTTAGAGACAATTTTATTAGCGGCAACCGGCACGATAATGGTTCTGCTGCTGACTGTTCTGTCAAAAATGGGTTAACGTGTTACTTGAGCTCGCTGCTGCCAACGCTGCTTTTGCAGTTATTAAAGAAACCGTGGCCAATGGTGGGGACATCATGGCAGCGGGGCAGCATCTTTTCAGTTTCTTTGACAACAAAGCGGCGATAGCTAAGAAAGCCGGTCAATCAGGCTCAGACTCAGAGGCGTTTTTTGCATTAGAGGCTATCAAACGGAACGAACAAGAGCTGCAAGAGCTGATGATCTACTGCGGGCGGGCGGGGTTGTGGGACGATTGGTTGCAGTTTCAAGCTGATGCAAAGCGGAAACGAGATGCAGCGGTCAAGGCTGAAGCACTAGCTAGATACAAGCGCAAACAAATGATCTGGGCGTGGATTAACGGTATTTTGATTACGGTTTCTGTTTTATCCGGCGTGATTGTTATCGCCGTATTGGTGTGGGCCATATATACGAGGGGTGGAAATGGATGATCTTATCGCGATGGTTAAGGGCTTTGCGCCAGGTATTGCAACTGCGCTGGGTGGCCCTTTGGCTGGCATGGCAGTTAGTGCGCTTTCTAAACAGCTTGGCGTCGAAGATGAAGTAAACGCGGTGATGAAGGCAATCAACAAAGACCCGGAGGCGGAAGCTAAAATTAAACAACTCGAACACGACAAATTTAAAGCTATTCTTGAAGATAAAAACAGCGCTCGTGAGCGCGAGGTGTCTATTGCTGCGAGTGCGAATGCGCCTCTTCTTAACAAAATTGTTACGCCAGCTTTGGCGCTAGGGGTTGTAGGCTTATCGTTCCTACTGTTCGCGGTGCTTATCTTTGTAGAAGTAAAGCCAGAGGCCAAAGACATCCTGATTTACATCTTGGGCGTGCTGTCAGCGGCGGTGACGCAGATTCTGTCTTACTACTTTGGGTCAAGCGTTGGTAGTAAAGACAAGGGCGAACAACTCAAAGGATTTTCGAAATGAAGCTCTCAAACAACTTCAGTTTGGCAGAGCTGACGCGCTCACAGACTGCTACACGCAAGGGTATCGACAACCAGCCGAACGACGAGCAGTTGGCTAACTTGGTAGCGCTTTGCGAATGTGTACTGCAGCCGATCAGGGAGCATTACGGCAAGTCCGTGCGCATCAGCTCCGGGCTGCGTGTGCCTGAGCTGAACACGGCAATTGGAAGCAGCGCTACCAGCGATCACTGCAAAGGTATGGCCGCAGACATCGAGACACCAGGCGTAGATAATTTAGAGCTTGCCCGGTGGATTGAGGGTAGCGGGATTGCTTTTCGACAGCTGATACTAGAATTTTATAACGGCACACCTGACAGCGGCTGGATTCACGTTAGCTATGACCCGTCGGACAACAAGCGCCAGGTTCTCACGGCGACCAAGCAGGGCGGTAAAACCGTATACCTGCCTGGCCTCGCTATTTAGGCCTGCGCTGCACCAAGCGCTTTGATGCGCTTGCTGTAGGCCGCTGTGTGGCGCACGCGCTTGACTGTGTCCACCTTGGCTAGGGTTTCTTCGTTAGCCCGCTTAAACTCTTTGAGGATTGTCATGCGCTCGCGCGGCTCACGTTTACCTGCCCTGGCAATGCGGTCGGCCATGTCTTCGTAAGCGTCCTGCCACTCTTCCAATCCAGCGTGGCCGCTGATAGACTCACCAGAGCTGGACAGCAGCGCGAAGCCGTCGGCCACTAGTTCGTTGGGCTGTGGCGCGTCCGCAACGACCTCTGTCTCTATAGCGACAACTTCAGAGTTATCCCTGACATCTGGCTCCACTGTATCGGCCATAGCCTCTTCAATCTGCATCGGCTCATTGACTGTTTGCGGTGGCGCCACGACGTCAAGCGGGTTGCGTGGCGTAATTTCCTTGACCGCGCTTGGCTTGGCCTCATCGGGGTAGTCCTGGGCCTCTTCCGCAGTGATCATGCCCTTAAGTACATCAGGGAACGCGTCGCGCAGCGCGAAGCCACGGGCACGCATCTGCATCATGCGCTTGGGGTACGCTGACCACGGGCCCTGCTTGCCCCACAGCCCAGCGCGCTTGGCGTCCTCGACTGAAAACTTGGCGGTCACTGGCTTGCGGCCCTTTCGCTTGGCGACACACACGGCCACCGGGTTTACTGTGCCCTCTCCTTCAAAGAACTCTTCTACGTCTTCACACACAGCGCTGGCTTGGACCAGGGCCATAGCTGCGTCGCCATAGACGCTTGGCTTGCCGTTTATGACAGCTATGTTTTGCAAGGCCTGCATTGGTGCCAGCCCCATCTCATAGCCCCACTGCACGCAAACGAGGACATCTTGGGGTTTACCCTGGTAAGCCTTGGGCACCATTGAACTGCTGGCCAGCATCTCGCTAAATTGCACAGCTTCTGCCAAGGTGGTAGGGGCAAACCCTCGGTTAGTGTTTGATACTTGCATCATCTTCTCCATTTTTTAATTTAAGCGCTTCAACTAAAAGTGTGGTGATCGTCTCAACAACGTCTATGGCTTCATCTTCGTCGCAGTTAGTCGCAATCATTACCGCGTCAACTGCGTCTTCGTAAGCCACTTGGACGATCTCCAGCTGTCTAAGCATCGGTTTCTTTAATCGTCAGGGTTGACTGACGAATTGTGTACGCGTCCTTCGCCGTAGTAAGTTTAGCTGGCTGCGCTTTGTAGTTGCGCATTGGCCAACTGACAAAGAACCCGCAGCCAACTGCTTTGGTAGCCGTCCCCATAGCTAACTTAATCTTCTTCTCCGCCTGGTCGATGTCTTTTTCAAGCATTTTTATTCGGTTTTTAAAATCAACAATAATAGATGCTTGGCCAGCAACTTCTGGCGGCATATCGATCTGCTTATCTGTAGCCAACGGGTGCATTCGGTTCAGGTCCTTGCTGCTGTCAGGTGGGTACCAGTCAATCGCGCCGATGTCCTGGTAAGCCTGCACCTTTCTGTCAAACTCAACAACGGCTTTAGCGATGGCGTCAACCGTTTGCTGGTGCGGGGCAAACAGAAAAATGCGCATCTCGGTGCCCTGGTACAAAATGCAAACAGCGCCCCACTTCTTGTCTGTAGTCATCATCTGGCCCTGCAGCTGAATAGGACCACGGGCAAGGTGGGGGACGTCTTCTGGCATAGTCCTGGTTAACTTCGCCTCTATCACGCCCTCGCCGTCTAAGACGATTGTGTCCATCCCGACAACGTATATCCCAGCTTTCGGGTCATGCTCTATTGTTTGCCCTTGGCCAAACCCAATGCCATCGAGGCTGCACTGCAGCGGCAGCGTGGGGTGCGTAAACGGCACAGTGATGTCCCAGTCGCCCTTGATGCCCAGGCGCTCGCAGGCCTGCTCTAAGATCACCGGCTCCAGCGTGTTACCCCAGCCCATCGCTTCGTTCCCGATGTCTGGCCGGTCTTTACCGTCGACAGCGTTGATGCTAAATTGCAGCTCATCATTTGGCGAGCTGTACTTGCTGTAACCCATAAGCCCGGGGAGGCGCGACGCGCTCATCACTTTGTCGCTTGTTAATTTACCAGCCATGATTAACCTTCCAGTTGTTTTAGTTTGTAAGATGCAATGTACTTGCCTGTGCCGGTGTGTATCGGAACAGTCAAGATGTTGTGGCCTTGGTTGCGCAGATCAAAGATGCGCGCAGCTAGGCGGAAGCAACCGACACGTTGCAGCGCATCGATCTGTGTAACCTGGCGCCCTTCGCGTAGCATTTCTAAAATAGTTTGATTCTGAGTGCTCATGTGAATTTGCTTTCCCGGTGTCGGCGCATTAAGTATTCGCATTTGTTTCTGTTGCTTTAGTCTGTCGGGCCGCCGCCATCCGGCGGCCATCCAGGTCTTCACAACGCCTGTGTTGACTGCGTTCATTTCACAAGAACGTCAAAGTAAGCCAGAGCCAGCAATAGAAGCGAGACAAAGACAGCCGCGTAACCAATAGCGGTACTAATTTTTGACAAAATAGATTGTTTGTACAATTGGACGGCGCAGCCGTACTCGGCTACAAATGGGAACGCTTGGTTCATGGTTCGGTGGTACTTATGCATGGTTTATCTCCAGAAGTTAAGCTCTTGCGAGCAAGTTGTTGACCTGGCTTGCGTGCCACTGCACACCGCCACGGGCCG